TTCTAAAATAACCATACATATATGGTCTTTCAAACTTAAATGAAAGCATAGTATCATCTATATCTTTTTTTTCCATTACAAAATATTTTAATGGAGTCACATTATAATGTTCAAGTAAGTTAGATCCAATTTTGTATTTCATCCAATACTGTTGATCTAATGTATTCCAGTGTCTCATTTCATAATCAACAACCTTAAACTTATCATGTACTTTAAATTCTCTAATTTCTGAACATGTATTATACTTAAGATATTCTTGATAATCAAAAATTATTTTATTTGTTGCATGTCCTCTATTAGGCATATTAAACAAGGCTGTTACTAATGCAATACCATCACCTTGAATGCCAGATGAAAAGTCTTTAAACTTATAAACTCCTGAAAGTGTATCCGTGTAGATACACATTGAAGGTATTTTATCTTTTGCATTAAATGCAGAAAGTATCTTTAAGTCTTGACCAGTAAGCTTTTCCTTTAAATTCAGATAATATTCAAAAATCCATTCTCTTGGAATGTCTTTTAGATCAGAAATAATATTCTTAGTTGAAATCATAATGCAAAAATTAATAAATAAAAAATGGGAAGACTATCACTAATCTTCCCCTTTCTTATAAAATATTAATCTAAAGAAAAATCAGATGATGATCTTTTTGGTACACTGAATGTATCATCAGAATCTCCAAAAGCTTGTACTTCTTTTACTTCAGTTTTCTTAAGATGTATAGCTTCATCATAAATAATTACTTTACCTTCATCATACTGAGCAAATGCATATTTACCTTTGTCAGCTTTAGGAAGATACATATCATAATTAGTATAACCTGTTTTAGCTACATATTCTTTACCTGCAATACAAAATTCTACAAAAACACCTTGGAATGGTGCACTTACATTAAATGCAGTTACAAAATCCTCAATAGTGTCATGCTTATTATCTTGTGCAGTAAACCATTCATTTAACTCTAATGTGTTACATAAGTTTTTTAAGAAAATCATGATAGATCTATCTCTTTGTATTTTAATACCAGATTTAGTTTCTCCATCTGCAAAAGCATATTGACTTGCTTTTACTCTACCAATTTGACCTGCAAACCGGCCCTTACTTTCATCATCTTTGTCAATCAGAAATCCTTCAAAACCTTCAATAGGTTCTGTTTCTAAATTTAGTATTAAATGCTTAGCATCTTTAATAAATGAATAATCATCTAACTGAATGCTGTTAATTTTTAATACATGATTGCCTGGTGCAATTGTTTTCATCATTCCTGATCCACCTGCAGCTGCTAAATCTGTTGTGCTTAAAGCCATTTTATTTGTTTTTTAGTTGTTATACATAAATTTTATCCCAGTGAAACTTTAGTTCACCTTTCTCATTCATTTCAGAAACTACTATTTCTGCATTTCTTAAGTGCTCTGGTCTTGCACCACAAGTTACTTCTTCATTAGTTTTAAAAGAGACAATAGTTTTATTGCCTTTTCTAAACATGTAACCAATTGCATCTGCATTAGCACAAATTAAAGATTTAATTTTACCTGTCAAATCAATGTTTGCAGCTAAAACCATTTCACCTTTATCATCCACAGCTTTATCTTTAATATGACCAGATAAAATAATATGGGGGGCTAAGGTATCAATAAAATCTAAAACTTGAAAGAAAGCTTGGCGAATATATAAATATCCTGCTCCATTTGGTAAAGTTAATACATTATCTCCATCATAGTTTTTACCCATAGATGTTCCTCTGTATAATTTTATTGCTAAAGGAGCTACCATTTCTTCTAATGCAGTTACTGTATCTATAGTAACATACTTATAAGGACATCCTGCTTCTTTAATAGCTTTACCTGCTTCAAGTAATTCTTGTAATGAATTTACATTAAGTTTTAATGCTTCAACATAATTTGAACCATTTTCTAAATCTAATATTAAATTATCAGCAAGACCTGCAAATGCAGTAGTTTTACCAGTTTTAGGCTTAGAGTAGATAATTAATCTTTTAGGATTAACACTTTCTACTTTTACTTTCTTAGTTGGGAGTATTATACTCATCTTATTTTAGTTTTTTTGCTAGTTTTAAAAAATCCAGAGATATTCTTTGAAGAATATCAGAAGTTGATTCTTCTTCATCTTTTTCTAAAGTAATAGCTTCTGCGCTAGGGAACTGGTCTTCAAAATTTGGAAATAAAGTTTTCTGTAGTTTTGGAAGATCATCTTCATCTTTTTTAGTTTCTAGATCTGCTTTTCTTTTTTCATAAAGATTATATGTAATCTCTGATCCATCAGTCATAACAGCTAAAAGCTCTGTTACAGGTACAGTGAAAGTCATATAAGGATCACCTTTACCACTAATACCTTCTTTTTGTTCATATTCTTCTTCAAAATATGGATTGTATCTATACTTAAATAACTGTCTGTCTGAAAACATAGGAACAACATCAATGTCTTTTCCATTTCCATCCTTTACATTATCATAGAATTCCATATAAATATCTTCACCTCTTCTAAGTTCAGATTCAAAGAATTGAATTTGTCTTCCATACTTACCTTTCTGAAAGAATGCTGCTTTAATCATAAAATACGGGTCTTGTAAACCCAGTTTTTTGAAAGTATCCATATGCAAAATATAGAAGTCTTTCTCTTTTTCTTTTCTTATACTCATTTGTTGTTAATTAAATTGCTACTTTTTTTGTTGCTTGTGCTGGTGTATCTATTTCTATAATCCTCATAGTAGTTCTATCAAGTTTAAAGAAACTTATTCTTGTAGTACCATTTCTTGATTTTAAAAAGTGAAAGACTAGCATATCTTCATCATTAATAATGAATCTTTCTGGTCCATACTGTCTAATTTTTCTAAGAGAAGGCTTATTAATTCCCATAACTACATCAGCATGTTGTAATAAAGCATCAGAACCATATATATCAGAATCTAATACATAATTTCCATACTCTCCATCCCGTTGTCTTTCTGGATTATCTATATTTCTATTGAGTTGACTTAGAACTACAAAAGCTACTGGATACTTTTTTTTCATCATGGTGAGAGCTTCACCTAAAGCATTAAGCATTTCAAATTTATCTTTTTGTCCTTTACCAACTCTAAATAATGCTGAGTGATCTATAGTAACTAACATGTTTACATAACTTCCATCTTCTCTTATGTACTTATTCATCTCATAGTGAATAGTAGCACACATCTCATCAATTGTACATGCATCATATACAACATTTATGTAATCATTTTCTATAGATTTTTCATAATACTCAACACATTTATAAAATATGCCTTTATCAACTGGATTCCCACCCTTACTCATTAATGTATTGTAATCAGCACCTGTATTCAGACTTAATTTTCTTACTCCATTGGTTTCATCAACCATTTCCATCTGGAACTTAAGAATTCTAAATTCTTGGTCAGTATTGTGAACTATAATATCACTAATTAACTGTTCCATGAATAAAGTTTTACCTGTTCCCGGTCTAGCACCAACTATGGTGATAGTTCTCCATTCTAATCCATCACAAAAAGCATCATTAAACTTGGGCCATGCACTTTTTAGAGATTTCAGATCACCTTGTCTTCTTGCTTTTATTTTTATTATAGCTTTTCTTAATGCATCTCTTTCACTTACAGGCAATAAAGGCCTAGCACCATTGAATAATTCTGACATATTAATTTGGATTTATTACAATAATCTTTTTCTTTGCATAGTTGTAATATGCATGTGATGCTGTTATGAGCATTTCAATCAACCAAAATTTCCAAAATGGCATATCTAGTATAAATAAATCTACTAAAGTATACGCAATCAGAGTCCCCACAACAGCAATCATAAACAGCTTAGTTATTCTCATACAATATTTTCTTTAAAATATACTTGTGGATCATTATCACCACTATTAATCAGATCACAGTATGTTGCTAGTTCAGAATCAAATGCTTTATCAAGAGTTTGCTTTCTAAGAAAGTATTGTGCAGTTCTCATGTATTCATAGTTTCTAATGCTATATTCATCAACATATTTTTCAGTAGCAGTAATAATCATATCCCAGTTGTAGTTATAGGTTTCAAAAAACCATCTAAAACTTGTTTCTAGATTTTTAGGATTCACTCTTGCATATTTTCCAGAAGATAGTTTTCTATTAGGAAATATTTCTACATACTCCTGTATCTTTTGCAAAAAGTCTTCACCCATTAAGTCTTTGGAAACTTTCTTCTTAGTTTTCTTAAAGAAGCTGTTTATTTCATCTGTAAATGTAATACTTTTATTTGACAATGTCAAATCTTCATTCAACCATTTAGCAGATTTTAATCTAGCTACTTCAAGTTCTTTATTCACAAATTTATCAGGAATAATATTCTCTTTAATGCAGTGTAAAACATAAAATGCATTAGGAGTTAAGTTTTCTTTTATTAGTCTTGTGTATATATCTTGCATTACCAAACAATTATTTCATTAGTGTTTTTTTGGATAATATCTTTAGCTTCTAAAAATACTCCTTCTGAACTCCATTCCCCATGTTTACTATATGCAACACTTGAAGGATGAGTTAATACAAATTTATAATTATTATCATTTACACAGTCAACCCATTCATTAGCAGGTTTCCCTAAATAAATGTATATGAGTCCGGTGTGATTCCAGGTAAGATAATCAAACAAATATGCAATGAAAGGTTTCCATATACTATAGTGTTGTCCTATTTTACCTACAGTAGTTGTAAGAGCTGTGTTTAATAATAATACACCTTGATTTGACCATCTTGTTAAGTCTGGATCATTTGAAACAGGAAAAAAATTGTAAACAGATCTATTTATTTCATCTAGTACATATTCTAAACTAGGTTGTATATTACCTGCACAACTAAGTGAGATACCATCAGCAACTCCAAGTTGTGGATATGGATCTTGTCCTACAATAATAACTTTTAACTTATTTAGTGGACATTCCTCAAATGCTCTAAACATTTGTTTTAATGGTGGAGTAAATCTTTTACCATCAGTAGATAATCTAGCCAACTGAGTAATAATATTATCAAAATCTCCACTAAATATAAAAGGTTTAAGTTTTTGTCCCCAACCTGATGGTTCAAGTTTATTAAATATTTTTTGTTTAATCTCTTCTATATTTAGTTTTTGTTTCATAATTATTATATTTTTGTAATAAATTAATTACCATGGCAATTAAAGTAAAAGAATTAAAAGATGATGCTATTGTAAGCATCAAAGTAAATAAGAGCTTTTATCTTATGACAAAAGCTGTTGCATTTTATTTATATAATCAAATGCCTAAAGAAAATACTGAAGAGTTCATAAAAGAATGTATTCATAGTGAGTACAAAGATATGAATGATCTTCAAAGATCTTTTCATACTATTTCATTATTACTTTCAGAAATTGAAACTCAAGCTACTGAAGGAAAATTATATGATGAATCTGAAATACTTGAACCAACAGATGAAGGATATGTTCCTCCTGTTAGCTAAGATCCATATTATAGTTATCTCTTCCAATAGCTACACAAGCTTCAATAGCTAATAATAATTCATCTTTGCTACAATCTGCAAAAGATTTGCATAATATTGCTCCTCCTCCATCATAACATAGACCAGATTGTTGTTTTACTAGTGTTTTCATTTCATCAAATGTATAGCCAGATTCTTTGGCTAATTCTCTGATACATGCATGCACTTTTGCAAGCTGGGCCACACTATGGTCTGTATCTGCAAGACCAATAAACATTTCTATTTTCTGTCCTTCAGAAAGTTTGTCAAGAAATATTTGGTAATTTAATTTTGATTTATCATCAGGATATACTAACTTTCCACCCTGTTTAGTTAACTTGACTGTAAACATATTGATTATTTTATATTATTAGTAATGGGAAAAAATTCAAAGAATACACATGCTATACATAAAAATACAGAAATTGTATTAGAATATTTAGAAAAATTTCCAGAAGCACCTTCTAAAACTTTAGCCAGAAAAATTTATGCAGAAAATACTGCATTTTTTACATCACTGGAACATACTTATACTAGAGTAAGATACTACAGAGGTCAAACTGGTAAAAAATCAAGAGAAAGAGTGGTTAATGGTGAAAACAATAAATTTGTAAAAGAACTTAAAACCAAAGTTACACCTATTATTTTTGCTTTACCAGAATCACATACAAAAACAAGAAATCAGTTTACTTTTCCAACAGGATGTATGAGACTAGGTGTGTTTGGTGATGTTCATATACCTTTTCATGATAATACTGCCTTAGAAACAATGTTTACTAAGTTTGAAGAAGAAAATGTAGACTCTATATTAATTAATGGAGACTTATTAGACTTCTATCAGCTTTCATTTCATGAGAAAGATCCAAGAGTAATACATTTTAAAGATGAGATAGAGGCAGGAAAAGAATTCCTAGCTTATCTTAGAGATAGATTCCCTAGTATTCCAATTTATTACATTACAGGTAACCATGAAAATAGATTTGAAAGATACTTAAGAATTAAGGCATCAGAGCTATTAGACATGGATGAGTTCAGACTGGATGTTATTCTACATGTTGCAGAATACAGAATAGAATTCATACCTTTTAGAAGTAAAGTAGTATTTGGTGATTATACCATAGAACACGGAGATAAAATCCCTGGAGCTGGTGGTGTAGTACCTGCTAGAACACTTCTAATGAGACTTAAGTCTAATTCCATAGTAAATCACTTCCATAAGTCTAGTGAAAGTTCACAAAGAGTTTATGGTATAGGTGAACCAACTACAATTAAAGCATATAGTTTAGGATGCATGTGTGACCTTGCTCCTGAATACATGGAAATCAATGAATGGAATCATGGTTTTGCTATAATGAAAAGAATTAAAGATAAAGTTTCAGTGACTAATTACAAAATAGAAGGTAATATTATATTATAATGTTTCTACCCATAGAACTCAAAGATAAAGATGGTTCATATATTGAGCATCTTAATGTCACTCACATAACAAGAGTATCTTTTATTAATCCAATGAATCCTGATGCAGGAACTAAAATCCACTTAAGAACAGGAGAAGTATTATCTACTCCTGCACCTATGGACATAATTACTGAAAAGATAGATGAATGTTGGAAATCATCAGCCACTGTAGTTATCTTTAACATTCTTGCAGAAAAAGCAAAGTTAATGTCTAAAGATGATCATGATGATCTGTATGATTCAATATCTGATTTGACATCTGAATCAAGTAAATAATATTATTCTTGTTTAATTCTGTTGCTTGTGGCCAATCAAAGTTTGTTACAGGCCATTTCTTATTTTTAACTTCAATACTATCACAAGAAGATAATATTAGTCCTTCCATAAGTCTTAACTCATAGTAGTAATAGTCATAACCATTATCACTTTCATCATGAGTTACTTCAATTTTCTCAAAACCTAAGTCAATTAATTCTTGTTCTTTCATAATGTTTTGTTGTTTTTAATTAATTCTTTACTAATTTCTTTTGAAACATACTTAGTACATTTAAATCTTGTATAAATATCCTGAGCTAATAATCTAGGAAGTTCAACTTCTGAATACATTTTCTTATACTTTTCCATTTCAGTCTCCATGATCTCTATAATAAAGTTTTTGTGAAGCTTACTCATTTTACATATGTTTTAGTAAATAAATCATGATTAACTATTCTATGAGTATAATTATTTACTAAATCTGTGTAAGCTTCATTTTCATCTTCATATACACCATGATCTTTTATTCTTTTGTTTCTAAGTGTGTTAAGAGATAAAGATAATATGTAAAAGTTTTCTTTATCATCAGAACTTAACATATCTACCATATTAGATATCTCATCTGTGTTAACATAACCCATTTCTTTTAATAACTGCATCTCTGCCATATAGATAAATGGTCTAAATTCTCCGGACTTTGTTCCCTGATCATACATATACCATAGATAACTAATACTCTGATCAGTTTTCTTTGCCATATCATAATGTTCTCTTACAATACTGTATACTAAATCTTCTGATTTAAATTTTTTCATTAGTCTAGATTTAAATTATTATCTTCTAATATTTCTCTAAGTTTTGTTCTTAGTTTATCAGCTGCATCAACTTCTTCTGAAGTAGCTTCTCTGTTACCAATGTACCCGTGTTTCACAGTACTTCTAAGTTCTTGATCAAGATCCCATACTACACTTTTCCATTTGTATCCATCTAATGCTGTTCTAGCATCATTACTTTCTTCTTCTGAGTCAAACTCAAGTATTATCTTTCCCATCTACTATGTTTTTTAGTTGACTCCATATACTTTCAGCTTGTTCACCCCAGTACATATCACAAGTAAACTTGTCATCTTCTATTTTACCAGGTATTTCCATAAAGTAACTTTGCCATAATTCATTTCTAGGTGCTGTAAATCTGTAGCACTTTTCTTTCACAGGACAATCTGTTCCCGGACATACTGTTATATCTGCTGCCATATTATTCTGATTTAAATGTTTCATTGTAGTATTGTTCTCCATAGCTATTTTCAACACTATCATCTACCCATCCTTTCAAATGTCCATAATAAGAAGCATCCATTATCTGCTGCTTCTCCATTTCTTTGGCTTCATCCCAACATTTTTCATTGTGTTTAAAGTCTGATTCTGAATAAGGTTCAGATATAAGATTTTCTAACAACCATTCTACTGCTGTTTGTTTCATATCTTTTTTAGTTAATTATGGTGATTAATACTTAAATTTCATACTTTGCGCTCATTTTACTTAATTTGCACTCAGTTTTATCATTTATATTTAAGATATGGGGTAATTTTTACCACTTATCCTTTATCAAAATGTCACATATATTAGTCAAAATTGTGACAAAAAGGTATAAATGACTAATATATTAGTCACATTTTATTTTTTCTTGTTTCTTTATAATCTATAATAAATCCTACTGCTACAATGATATTCATACTAAAAGACATAAGTATTTCTTGTATATCAGCATATACTGAAGTCATCAGGTGCACATGACCTACCATCCAAAAAGGTATGGACAAGTTTTGACTTATCCATACCAATGTGTATTTTAGAAAATGTTTCACTGATTATTAACAAAGTTTAAAGCTGATGTACTACCAGACATTTTAAATTCATATATTTCAATACCACAATTACTATCATTAATTCTAATTTTCATAGATGTACATGCTTTGAAATCATCAATGCAACCATCATGTAAAATATCCCCAATAATAAATACTGTTGTTTTATCTGAAGATAATACACCAGAAGAATTATATTTTTTATATGTACCATGTACTAAAAAAGATAAATCTACAGTAAGATTATCATTACAAAAATATCCACCACTTATGTAGAATACTATATTTCCATCATCTAACTTTTCTAATTTAAGATAACAAGTTCCATCATTTTCTGTCCAGGCAATGTTATATTTATCATCAAATCCATTGTCTATAACATGGTTACTCCATTGTGCACTTGCTATAGAGCTTAGTGCTAATCCTACTACTAATAATATACTTTTCATAATTTTATTTAATAAATGGTAAACATACATAATTCTTGATGGCTCCTACTATTAAGAATACTGTTACAATATATAGTAACATGTATCCTGTATTTTTAATCACCTTCTTCATTATTTATTTTTATACTGTTTAATAATTTCTTTTTGTTCAGCTTGTCTTTCAACCTGATCTTGTTGTATTTGTAAATTATCTTGATCAATTTTAAGTCTTTCTTCTTTAAATTTAATAGTCCTTTCATACTCTCTCCATTCATAAATTTTTAAATCTTCCATTCTCTGCAAGTCAGCTATAGTAGCTTCTTGTGGTATATTATTACCATTAGCATAATACATTTGCATAAATATTTCTTTTACTCTTCCCATAACTTTAAACTTTTTTCTAATAAATGTTTAACTGTGTCTCTTATATCACTATGATTAAGAATGCCTTTAATTCTTTTTAGTTTTCTTCCTGTTTTATTATCAATTACTAATTTAATAGTATGATGTCTATGAGACTTAACTGCATAAGATTTTCTAAAATCATGTGGATAAAGTTGTGCATAGACATAAACATTTTGTTGATAAGATTCATCATTCATAAACTGGACAGGCATTCTTCTTGCATAGTTTACTCTAGATCTAGTAAATCCTGTAAGATGAGCAATTTTTTGTTCAGATATCTCAAATTTCTGATGTAATAAACCAAACAAGTAACTTCTTTGGTCTACAAGAGATCTCTTTCTAGAATTTCTGTCTAAATCTTTAAGAGATCTAATAACTTCTTCTATTTTATAATCTTCCATGAGCTTAAATTAATTTTTATATATACATACTTTATCCTATAAAAAATGGGAACAAAAGTCCTTTAAATTCTGATATTATAGTACCAAGGATAGTTGCATCTATAAAACTATGAGTAGAAGAATACTCCCACCAAAAGTACATAGCACACAACTGTGAGCAAAAAAAGTATATCACAAACAATACACTTGATATGTTTAGTAATTTTTCCATAAATAAATTTTATAAGTTTAAACTAATTCTAAATCAGCTTCTAATACTGATTCTTTTTCTTCTTCTTTATGAAGAGCATTAGCTAATAAGTCAAGGGGTAAAAATCTTTCAGCATCATAGAGTTCATATGGAAAAGATTCAGAACTAAGTTGGACTTCTTTTAGAAGCACTCCAAACTTATTCTTTTCTAATGCCATTCTTACAAATCTTGTGATGGTATAAGTTTCACCTTCTTTAATCCACTCATTCTGTGGAATTCTTTTTGGTTTATTAGTATCATCAATGCATATTGCCCGCATACTCTTTAATTTTTACTTTAATTTCTAGATGCTCAAAATTATACATTAAATCAAACATATCATCATATGTGCCATGTTTAATAGCACACTCTCCTTTGTCATGTGCAATTAATGCACATTGTTCTGCTTGATTAGGTTCATAATTACATAATCTCATTAGACATGCCATAACATATGGAAAGCTAATTTTATCATCATTATATAGAACCAGTTTGTGTGTTTTATTATCTTCCATAATACTAATATAGTGAAACATTATAATCTTTCCAAAGTATTTTACTTTGATCAAACCCTTCTAAAGCTTCTTTTACCCACTTTTCATCTACTGTACCCATAAAACATAGTATATGTACAATAGCTTTATCATCTGGATTTAATCTAAGTAGTCTACCTATTCTTTGACTTGCTTTTCTTTCATTACCATAGGCATGCATAATAATACCTTGTTTAAGGTTAGGTATATTAACACCTTCATTTAATTGCATGACAGTAGATAACTCACTGATATTTCCATCTTTAAACTGTTGTAGATTATCTTCTGATTCAGGATTATTAGAATGATAAGAATAAGTACATAATCTGTCAGCTTGATCTTGTGTATTAGCAAATACAATACACTTAGTAGTAATACTATCTAGTAGTTTCTTAGTGTATTTTTCTTTACTAGAATATTCCATCATAGCTTTCATTCTCATTACTCTAAGAATATGTACAGGACCGGAACCAGTTTCAAGTCTTTGTCCCCAATAATTATAATTCTGTAACTCAGAAGTTATAAAACTTTTAGTCTTTAGTACTACAGAATAATTATTTCTAGTATCCAATGATAATTCATGTACTATAATTTGATAATCATTTAGTATTCCATTTTCTATAGCATCATCTGCTTTAAAAGTATATACTACAGGACAAAACTCATGTACTAATTTACCTTTCTCAGAATCTTTATATTTCGGAGGTGTACCAGTAAGACCAAGTATTTTTCCTTTATACAGTTGCAAAAATCCTCTATGACTATCTAATAAACTATGAGCTTCATCTAAATACACAGCATCAAAGTCAGCAGGATTATGTTTATTTAAACTTAAATAAGTTGTAAATGTAACTCTGCTTAATTGTTCTTGCATATTAAAAGTTTCCGCATCATCTTTCCAAGATTGAAAAATAGATTTTTTAGGTGCAACTACTAATGTTCTCATAAGAGATGTAGTATTAAGTTCCATATGTTTTAAACCAACAAGGGTTTTACCAACACCAGTTCCCAGTACTACTGTACATTTTTGTTTACTTTCAGTAGCTTTTAATGCTGCTGCTTGTATTTCTTCTCTATTCATAATATTATTTTAAATGACCTAATGTTCTTGCTTCTGCAGGATGTTCATGTAAATGTTTGTGACATGCTCTACAAGCTGCTTTCCAAGTACTTTGTACTAAATAGAATGCATCTCTGTTAGATCCTGCATGAGTATGGTGCACATCTGATGCACCATGACTACAGCAAGGGTAATTAAGCTCACAAAAAGAATGATCAGAAAGAAACTTTTCTCTTAACTTAAGATACTCTGTGTCTTTCTTTTTTCTCTTAGAAGAAACCTGAGGGATTTTATAATCAGTTGGTTTCTGTATATTATCTTTATTCTTGGGATTGTGGCAACTCCAACAATATTTACAATACTTGAATCCCTCATGGTTCTTCCATATAACAGTCATCTTCTGACAACCATCACATTCTTTAAGCTTTATATTCATTCTTTAGTCTTGGTAACTGATTCTGTGGTCCTTCTAAACTTAAAAAGTTTTTAGGTAACACTCCTTCAGCCATAAAGATACTGATAATCTGGTCTTTACTGATATTTAAATCTTTAAAAGTTAAAGTATTTTTAAACTTTTCATCAGTTTCAGTCTCAGATAATAAGAACTCAGTAATAGGACTGTTAGGAAACAATGTCTTAAAGATAAAGTTAGACTGTTGAATAGTTATTTCTTGCTTTAACTTATTCACTATAATCTGTGCTTTCTTATAAACATTGACAATCCTTTGTCTTTTTTTACTGCACATGGTAACCAATTCTTTTTCATCTAAAGAATCTAGACCATACAATGCTCTTTTATACAAATAGTTTTGGTATTGTGAATACCCATCAGATAAATACTGTGTAGTTTTAGTACTTGCATTTAACTGGTAATTTTTAACATTTTCTTTTAACTTTTCCATAGTATACATTTTTTTAATCATAAATAAAAAGAGAGGGACATTGTTATCCCCCTCTATAGTCTGTCATTTAATATTAGATATTAAATTCTTCATTAGGTTTTACTGCATTATTAGCTTTTTCAGAAGAGAATGCTCTGCGCAATTCTTCAATGTTATCATGTGCAATGTAAGTATCTTTTACATTGTCTTTCTCAGTATAGATAGTTCTGCGGTAAATAGGATTACCATCAACACGGCATACAATACCTGTATCTCCAGCTACTTTGATATCTCTTTCTGGGTGTTTCTTGTTAAAGGGTGTTGTAGACTCTTGAGTTACTATTCTACCATCAAGGATTTGACCGGCATAATACCCAACATCTTGTAAATCATAAAGTGAAGCAGAAATAATTGCAAATAATTTCTTTCTTCTTAGAAAACCATTATCATCATACTGGTTTACTGATTGTTCAATTTTAATATAACCCCATTCAGGATTATTTACGGATGTGTTAATTACTGCTCCTGTTGTAGGATCAGACATAACATAGACATTAGAACTTTTGTTCATAGACATATGTGTTAAATAAATAAATAAATAAATTGTGAGTAGAATACTATATTATTAGTTACTCAAGCTAATAATAAGTGTTTTAAGAATCTGTGGGAGCTGATAGATCTATAATATCATCAAATGGTTCATCATCTGATACTACATTGTTTTCAAAATCATCATCAGGTAGATAATCAAAGTCATAATATTTTTCTTTTGTATTTTCAAGGACTGCTGAATCTGTAAATGGATTGGTAGCATATTCACCGGCATCTAGTGCCATAAGATATTGGACATCTTCATCTGTGAGCTCTAAAAATTGCTCAATAGATAAGTAAATTACTTTGCCATTATTTAACTGATATAACATTTTTATACATAAAGTTTAGTAAATGTATAATAATATATCTCACATAGTTTCATTAAGTTGTTAAATTAATGCACTATATAGCTAAAACAATAAAAAGGGGTCATTACAACCCCTCATTATTTACAGGAAAAGCATATTTATTGAAAATATACTATCTTAAATTTCATCTATAACTTCAAGGTATTCAGCAGAAACATATGTTACATCTTTCTTTCTTGTACCATCTTCTAGAATATTAGTATATTCAACCATATAAGTACTGTACTCATGGTATCCTCTAAAACCCTGAATTGATACAATAATATTATCATCAATACATAAATCACTGTTACCAATTAAATCTTTGTTGGAACTATAACTTATTTGATTAATAGGCATATAACATAATGTACCATCTGGAATAACTTCCGGTAACTTATTACCTATCATTAATTTAAAGAAATGTTGTATACCTTGACTACTACTACATAACATAGGAGTAAGTAGCTTTACAAACTCTGCACTATTAGGATGTTTAATAATAGACTCCAATGCTTTAGCAACATCGGAGTCTTCATAACTTACTGATATATTCATAGTTAATCATTTAGTCTTCTATAATCCATAATCTTTTCTATTAATCCTTCATTATAATGGGTAAACCATTTCTTATCAGGTATCCTATGATTTATTACAGTAACTTCATCAGGATAATAAGTTGATCTTGCACCTGTTCTAATTTCTTTTTCATCAGTATCTTTGATAGTTATATTAAAATCAAAGCCTAATACTGAATTAATAACATCTTCCATAAGTATAAGTTTAAGTTAAGGTAAACAGACTATTACACCTTTTGTCTGTT